TGCGCCTTCATTGAGCGACTGCCCCACGTCAAAGGCCCACTGGCCAGCAAGATGATCGTTCTGGAGCCCTGGCAGGTGTTCATCCTGTCCACCGTGTTTGGATGGGTCAAATCGGACGGCAAACGCCGCTTCAGGCGCTCCTACATCGAGGTGCCTCGGGGTAATGCCAAGTCCACCCTGTCCTCCGCCGTGGGCCTGTACATGCTGGCAGCCGACCGCGAGGGCGGCGCGGAGGTCTATTCGCTGGCCACCACCCGCGATCAGGCCCGCATCGTCTTTGGCGATGCCCAGACCATGGCGCGCTTGAGCCCGGGCTTTAGGAACCGGTTCGCGGTGAATGTCGGTGCGCACAACATGCATGTCTTGCAAACCGGCTCCAAGTTCGAGGCGCTCTCGGCAGAAGGCTCCACCCTTGACGGCTTGAACATCCACTTCGGTTGCATCGATGAGTTGCACGCCCACAAGACCCGAACGGTCTATGACGTGGTCGAGACCGGTACCGGCAAGCGGGACAACTCGCTGCTGTGGGTGATCACCACGGCTGGCAGCAACCGATCGGGCATCTGCTACGAGGTCCGAAGTTTTGTCACCAAGCTGCTCAACCGGGTGTTCGAAGACGACTCCCAGTTCGGAATCATCTACGGGCTCGATGAAGGGGATGACTGGGCCGCCAAGGACTCTCTCATCAAAGCCAACCCCAACTGGGGCATCTCGGTGCGAGAGGAGATCCTGGTGCCCCTGCAGGCCAAGGCCATGCAGTTGCCCAGCGCGGTCAACAACTTCAAGATCAAGCACCTCAACGAATGGGTGAGTGCAGATACGGCCTGGATGGACATGCGGTCCTGGGATGCCAGTGCCAATCCGGATCTCGAGCTCGATCAATTCCTGGGTCAGCCCTGCTGGCTTGGTCTGGATCTGGCCAGCAAGACGGACATCGCGGCGCTCGTCATGGTGTTCGAGCACCCTGACACACCAGACGCATACGCGGTGTTTGGCAAGTACTACCTGCCTGAGGACACGGTCCAGGCTGCGGGCAACAGCCAATACGAGGGCTGGGCCCATACAGGACGCCTGTCGGTGACGCCGGGCAACGTGATCGACTTCAGCTGGATCGAAGCCGATTTGCTGGACATCTCGTCGCGGTTTTCAGTGCAAGCCGTCGCCTTTGATCCGTTCCAGGCTACGCAGCTGTCCACGCGGATGTTGTCCGAGGGCCTGCCCATGATCGAAGTGCGCCCCACGGTGCTGAACTTCAGCGAGCCGATGAAGACGCTGGAAGCCTTGGTCCTGCAAAAGAAGCTCGTTCATGACGGTGACCCGGTGCTCGCCTGGATGGCCAGCAACGTGGTCGCCCACACGGACGTCAAAGACAACATCTATCCAAGGAAGGAAAGACCAGAAAACAAGATAGACGGCATCGTGGCACTGATCATGGCCCTGTCTCGGGCGATCAAACCGGGCGAATCGGTGGTGCTGGGATCCGACTACGAGTTGATGGTGCTCTGACGTCATGGGAATTTTCAACTTCTTTGACCGCTTCAGAGCTGCCAGGATTGGCGTCCAGAGTGATCGATCACCCTGGGGAGACTTTTACTTTGAGCCAGTTTCGGCTCGAAGCATCTCGGGCATGCGTGTCTCGGCCGATTCGGCCATGCGCCTGGCTGCGGTCTATGCCTGCGTGCGCATCCTCTCGGAGACCATGGCGTCACTCCCTCTCGTGGTCTACCGGCCCCGCAAGGACGGTGGCAAGGACCGGGTGACGGACCACTGGCTCTACCAGTTGCTGGGCAAACGGCCCAACCGGTACCAGAACCCATTCGAGTGGCGCGAAATGCTTCAGGGTCATCTGGCCTTGAGGGGGAACGCCTTCTGCCAGATACTGGCCAACAGCCGGGGTGAGATCACCGAGCTGATCCCGATTCACCCTGACCGGGTGCGCATGGAGCTGCTGTCCTCGGGCGACTACCGATACCGCATCCGGGATCAGGCTGGCTCTGAGATCGTCCTACCTCGTGGGGAGGTCTGGCATCTGAGGGGCCTGTCCTCGGATGGGCTGATTGGCCTGAGCCCCATTGATCTCTCGCGAGAAAGCCTGGGAATGGCCTTGGCAGCGCAGGACTACGGGGCTCGGTTCTTCTCCAACGATGCCAAACCCACGGGGGGCTGGATCGAGTTCCCGGGCACCTTCAAGGACCCGGAGGCCAAGCGGGTGTTTCGAGAGTCCTATCAGGCGGCGCAGTCTGGCTCGAACCGGGGCAAGGTCCTGGTGCTTGAGAACGGCATGAAGTTTCACGAGGTGGGCGTCACGAACAAGGACGCCCAGTTCCTGGAGCTGCGCAAGTTCCAGATCACGGACATCGCCCGATTGTTCAGAGTGCCACCACACATGATTGCGGATCTGGACCGGGCGACTTTCTCCAACATCGAGCAGCAAAGCTTGGAATTCGTCATGCACACCATGACGCCCTGGGCAGAGCGCTGGGAGGCTTCCATCGAAGCTGACCTGCTCCCAGACTCTTCGAATGATGGTGACGCTCTGGAGATCGAGTTTGACTTTGCCAACCTCATGCGTGGGGATGCGGCCAGCCGCTCGGCTTATTACCAAAGCGGCATCCAGAACGGCTGGCTCACCCGCAACGAGGCCCGCATCTCGGAAAACCTCAATCCGATCGCAGGGCTCGATCAACCGCTGCGACCGTTGAACATGGTTGAGGAAGACGCTGCCGAGGCAATGGAATCACAGAGTGCGGCAGCAGAAGCACAGGCCGCACCTGACGCAGATGCTGGATCTGATCAGGCCATTCACCCGAGGTTGCGTGGTTTGGTTCATGTCAATGCACAGCGTCTGGCCCGTCGCATCAGCAGGACCGGTGCTATCGGCCCCAAAGAAGTGAATTTGATCTCTGAGACCTTCGGCCTGACTCAATCACTGGTCGAGCAGTGGTCCGCCCACTTTGAAACACCCACCGATGAGCTTGCACTGGTGCAAGCGCTCATCGAACTTGGAATGCACGAATGAACAAGCAACTTCTGATCTCCGAATTCCTGACCACGCCTTGGGCACTGATGCCCGAACGGCTCCAGGCCATGACCGCAGTTCTCACCCACTGGTCCTCTGATGTACCACCCAGCGAAGAGGCCATGTTCCAGATCCAGTCGGAGCGGGTGCTGCGCGATACCCGTAAACAGATGGCTGCTGCCAATGCTGGCTCTGGCATTGGCGTGCTGCCCCTGTACGGCGTGGTCACGCAGCGGGGCAACATGGTCGATGACATCTCCGGCCCCGGCAGCACCAGCACCCAACAATTCACCTCGGCCTTGCGCCAAGTCCTGGCCGATGACACGGTGGGCCAGATACTGATCGACATTGATAGCCCTGGCGGCAGCGTTTATGGCGTGGCCGAACTTGCCTCGGAGATCATCAAAGCCCGCGCCCAGAAACCTGTGGTTGCCGTGGCCAACAGCCTGGCTGCATCGGCGGCTTACTGGATTGGCTGCGCTGCCAGTGAGTTCTATGTCACCCCAGGAGGTGAGGTGGGCTCCATTGGCGTGTGGCAGGCGCACTTTGACTATTCCAAAGCACTGGAAGAAGAGGGCGTCAAAACCACCCTGGTCTCGGCTGGCAAGTTCAAGGTCGAGGGCAACCCCTATGTGCCGCTGGACCCGCAGGCCCAGGCCTTCATGCAGTCCCGTGTGGACGACTACTACAAGGCCTTCATCCAGGCTGTGGCTGTCGGCCGGGGCGTGTCGGTCGACGATGTCCGAAACGGCATGGGCGAAGGCCGGGTACTCGGAGCTGATGCTGCCTTGGCGCAACGCATGGTCGATGGCATCGCATCCTTCGACGATGTTCTGGCCAAGATGCAAAAGTCGGCTATCTCTCAAAGGCCACCAGGAGCTTCCCGGCTTGGCCAGGCCCGTGCAGCCCTCGCGCTGGTTTGAGGGGCCATTGCCTATGGTTTAAGCCCGCCATCGTCTTGACTTGCCACGTCTTTAGAAATTCCCTACAATCTCGCTACTTTTGTAGCAAAGACTTTTTGGAGGTGCTCATGGGCATGCCTGTTCGAATCGAATCTCATTTGTACGAGCTCGCCCGCAGCGAGGCTGCGGTCGAAAAACGCACCATTGCGGGTCAGATCGAGTACTGGGCCATGGTGGGCCGCGCAGCGCTGGACAATCCGGATCTGCCCGTGACCTTCGTTGCCGAGTCTCTGGCTTCCATGGCCGAGCCTCGCGAACAGGCGACTCCGTTTATTCCACGCACCCGCAAGCAGTGAGCCAGCGCCGCTCATGACGTTTTCGGCCCTTCAGACCCGCCGCTTCGCACGCCAGTACAAGAAGCTGCACGACAACGTGGCAGCTGATGTGGATGCCGCCGTGGTAACGGTGTGCCATGCCCCTCGTGCGGGTGAGCGCAAGAAGGGCGACCTCTCGGATTTGTGGGTTCACAAATTCAAGAGCCAGGGCCAGCTGTACCTGCTCGGGTACACCTTGGATGAGAGCGTTCGGCTTGTCTATCTCGAGGCCATCGGACCGCACGAGAACTTTTATCGGGACCTCAAGCGCACCTGACTCGTCCCGCTCGCTGATTTTTAAAGGCCTCCGTTGAGGCCTTTTCCTTTGGTGCGACCCGTTGGTCGCACCTTAAACCGCCGCCCCGTGCTTGCCGCCTGGGCGGCTTTTTCATTTCTGGAGATAAACCAATGAGCAAGCAATTGCGCGAGCTTCAGTCTCGCAAAGCCACCCTGGTCAAGGATGCACGCGCCCTGACCGACATCGCAGCCGCTGAGCAGCGCGACATGAACGACGAAGAGGTCGCAGCCTTCGAAGCCCTCAAGGCCAGGATCGAAGCGACATCAAACGCCATTGACCGGGAATCTGCTCTGATCTTTGAGGAGGCGCAGATGAACCATCCCTCTCAACTGACCACGGCTTCCGTGATCACGGTGGTGGACAACGCCGCCTCTGACCCCAAGCACGGCTTCAAGAGCGTGGGCGACTTCCTCAAGACCGTGCGCCAGGCGCAAAACCCTGGCGCATCGATTGATGAGCGTCTGCTGATCGGCTCGGGCCGAAACGCTGTGTCTCCTGCCACCTTCGGCAGCGAAGGCTCGGCCCAGGATGGCGGCTTTCTGGTGCCGCCCCAATTTGCCCAGGAAATTTTCCAGTTGTCTCTGGGCGAGGACTCCCTGCTGCCCATGACCGACAACGTGGAGATCACGGGCAACACCATGGCCTTCCCCAAAGACGAGACCACGCCCTGGGGTACCAACGGCATCCGTGCCTACTGGCAAGGCGAAGCGGCTTCTGCCAACGCGGCCAAGCCTGTACTGGGCCTGTCGACCCTTCGCCTCAAAAAGCTCATGGCCCTGGTGCCGGTGACCGACGAGTTGCTGGACGACACCAATGCCCTGTCGACCTACCTGCCCGACAAGATCGCCACCTCCATTCGCTGGAAGACCAACGAGTCGATCCTGTTTGGCTCGGGCACTGGTCTGCCGGTGGGTTGCATGAGCAACGCCACCACAGTGACCGTGGCCAAGGAATCGGGTCAGGCCACGCAGACTCTGCTGGCGCAGAACCTGGCCAAGATGATCTCGCGCTTGCCCCCGGGCTCGTTTGGGAAGTCCGTCTGGATCGTCAACAACGACGTGCTCCCGGCGCTTTTCACGCTGACCCTGGGCAACTACCCGATCTATCTGCCCACCGGCATGAACCCGGGTGGCATTCAGGTCTCGCCCTACGGCACGCTGCTCGGCCGCCCGGTGATCGTTTCCCAGCACGCCAACACCTTCTCCTCTGCAGGCGATGTGCTGCTGGCGGACCTGTCGTACTACCAGACCATCACCAAGGCCGGTGGCATGCAGACGGCCACTTCCATGCACCTGTACTTCGATGCGGACCTCACGGCATTCCGCACCACGTTCCGCATGGATGGCCAATCCAAGATCGCTGCGCCGATCACCCCCGCCAAGGGCAACACGACCATGTCGCCCTTTGTCCAACTGGGCGCTCGCTGATCAGGCGCCTGACGATCAAGGAGAAATCACATGTTTCCCAATGCAAAAGGCAGCGAGCAGCTGTCCATTCTTGCCACACTCGATCCGGGCAATCAGGCAGCAGGTGTCGTCAGCACCGGCTGGGTTGCGCTGAACACCCATCATGGCTTGCTGGCGCTGGTGCAAACCGGTGCTTTGGCCACAGGTTCCACCGTTGACGCCAAGCTGCAGCAAGCACTCGACACCAGTGGCACCGGTGCCAAGGACGTGGCGGGCAAAGCCATCACGCAACTCACCCAGGCGAGCAACGGTGCCAACCGTCAGGCGCTCATCAACCTGCGCCCCGAGGAGCTCGATGTGAATAACGGCTTTGCCTTTGTTCGCCTCGTGGTCACAGTGGCTACTGCTGCGGCCAACACCTCGGCGCAGCTGCTGGGTGTCAATCCGCGACTGGCCTCAGCCGAGACAGCCAACCAGGCTGCAGTGGCTCAGATCGTTTGATCTGAAGGGGAGAGCGGTGCATGCCCATGCAGTTGATCACCCCGGCAGCGGCTGAGCCGGTTTCGCTGGCCGAAGCCAAGCACCACCTGCGCGTGGACTTTGACGAGGACGATGCCCTGATCCAGGCCCTGATCTGTGCAGCCCGCCAAGCGGCCGAGATGCTGACCCAGCGTCAGTTGGTCACGGCCCGCTGGCGCATGGTGCTCGACAACTTTCCTAGCAGCGGCCTCATGGGGGTTCCTGCAGGGCAGACCTTCTCCCTGCCCGGGCATGCCATCCTTATCCCTAAGTCACCGCTGCAATCTGTGGTGGAAATCCGCTATCTGGACATGGCGGGTGCTTGGCAGGCCATGCCAGCAGCGAACTACACCGTCGACAGTGCCTGCGAGCCTGCCCGCATCACGCCAGTGTTTGGGCAGATCTGGCCCGTATCTCTTCCGCAAATCGGAGCCGTCTCGGTGGTCTTTGATGCCGGGTATGGCGGTGCAGAGCAAGTGCCCGAAGGCCTCAAAAGCTGGATCAAGCTGCGCCTGGGCAGTCTCTACGCCCACCGCGAGGAAGTGGCGTCGATGGCCCGAGGTCGCATTGATCCCTTGCCTTTTGTCGATGGCCTGCTCGACCCCTACAAGGTACCCCTGATATGAGGCTTCCATGAACCCGATCGGAGCTGGCGCATTGACGCGCCGCATTCAAGTCCAGCGCCCCAGCACCACCAAAGACCGCCTGGGCGGCCCCTGCCGAACCTGGCTTGATGTGGCGACCGTCTGGGCCGATATCCAGCCTCTGTCTGGGCGTGAAGCGGTGATCGCTGGGCGCATCTCGGCGCAACTCACTCACCAGATCACGGTTCGCCATCAGAGACTTTTTGACAACCCTCAGCAAGTGGCCCAGATGCGCGTGCTCTACAAAGCCCGGGTGTTCAACATCCATTCGGCTCTTCATGAAGACGAACGCCGGGTCAAACTCATCTTGTTGGCCTCGGAAGGGCTTGACGATGGCTAAACGTGAAACCTTCAAGATCGAGGGCCTGGCCGAACTGGGCAAAGCCCTGCGTGAATTGCCAGAACGAGTCGCCAGAAACGGCCTGCGTGTCTCCGTGTACGCAGGGGCCAAGGTTGTCCGGGACGAAGCCCGTGCCCGGGCACCCAAGGCCGCCCAGTCTTTGGGGCCGAACCAGCCACCACCGGGCACCCTCAAGCGCTCGGTGATCATGAAGCACATCCCAGAGCTCTCCAGCCTCACGCGTCAGACCTTCTTTGTGACCGTGCGCCACGGCAAGAAGTACCGCAAGCAGGGCAAAAAGGGCAACCTCTCACAAGATGCCTGGTACTGGCGTTTCGTGGAGTTTGGCACCCGAAAAATGCGCGCACGGCCATTCCTGAGACCTGCACTGGAAGCTAAGCGGCGCGAAGCGGGGCAGGCCATGAAGGACCGGTTGAGCGAGCGCATCGAGATGGAAGCCAGCAAGCTCTCCCGGAAATAGCCGTGCAGGATTTCTTTGATGCCATCAAGGATCTGGCCGCAGGTGAGGTCTACGCGCTTGTCGCTGCAGAGAACACCCAGTACCCGGCCATTGTCTACACGCTTATCGGCCAGGAGCACATCTTCGGCATCGATGGGCCTAATTTGTCACGAAGCCTGCAGCGCGTGCGCGTGCAGGTCGACACCTACGCCAGAACGTACCAGGAGGCCTTGAACCTGCAAGACCAGGTCCTGGCGGCGCTTTTGGCGGACAAGAGCACCGTTGCCGATGTGCGCATGGGACTCAGTGAATTTGAAGATCAGGCCCGGCTGTACCGGGTGAGCGTGGACTACACCTACTACCGACAGGGCAGTTCACCATGAAACAAGGAGCATGTGCATGAGCAGCACCGCCATCACCGCCCAGGGCATTGCCATTGCCCGCTTTGGCACCACCACCTTTGAAACCATCCCCAATGTGGTTTCGTTTCAGGGCCCCGGCGGCCAGGCCTCGGTCATCGATGTGACCAATCTGGCCTCCACGGCCAAAGAAAAACGAGTGGGTCTGCGCGACGAAGGGCAGCTGTCGCTCAGCCTGCACTACAACCCCGAAGACGCAGTGCACCAGGGATTGCGCACAGACCGCGCCAACCGCATCCGTCGCCAGTTTCGGATCACCTTCACCGATGTGGCAGCCGCTACCTGGACTTTTTACGGCTATGTCACGCAGTTCAGCGTGCAAGGCGGCGTGGACGCGGTGGTTGAAGCCAGCGTGACCATTGAAATCGACGGCGACATCACAGAAAGTTAAAACCATGAATCTCCTGTCCAAAGAGGCCATCCTGGCCGCCGATGATTTGCCGCGTGAAGTCGTGAGCGTTCCCGAGTGGGGCGGTGTGGTGCATGTGCGCACCATGACCGGTACCGACCGCGACGCCTTCGAAGCCAGCCTGATCACAAAAGAATCCGTCCCCTCATCAAAAGACCAACGCATGCACAACGTCCGCGCGCGTCTGGTTGCGCTCACCTTGTGTGATGAGTCGGGCGAGCGTTTGTTCCTGGATGGTGAGATCGACGCTCTGGGCCGTAAAAGTGCCCGGGCGCTTGACCGGGTGTTTGCCGTGGCCCAGCGCCTGAACGGCATCGGCACCGATGAGGCACAAGCCGCAAAAAACGCCTGATCGTCAGCCCCGCCCGGCGCTTTGTGTTTCGCCTGGCGCTGGCTTTGGGTCTGCCAGTGCGGGAGTTACTGGCTCGCATCGGCTCGGATGAGCTCACCGAGTGGATGGCGTTTTATCAACTGGAGCCCTTTGGGGACTTTCGGGCGGACTTGCGCTCGGCCATCGTGGCGTCCACCTTGGCCAACGCCCACCGCAGCAAAGAGGGCAAGCCCTTTACACCCGAAGACTTCATGCCCTTTGTGGATAAGCACCACAAGGAGCGCCGCTCAGATCAGCCCAAGGCCTCTGAGCTGGATGCATCAAGGCTGAACATCGAACGCTTCAAAGCCATGTTCGCGCACCGGATCAAAAGCCCGGATCAAAAGATAAGACACCCCTATGGCTGATATCGGCTCACTGGTCATCAAACTTGCTGCCGATACTGCTGAGTTTCAGGCCGATCTCGGGCGCAGTGCGCGTTTACTGGACAAGCACGCCTCGGAGATGAAAGCCTCGCTGCAGCAAGTGGCAAGCGTTGCCCGAACGGCCTTTGCGGTGGTCATTGGCACCACTTCGGTGGCTGCGTTGCGCGACTTTGTCGTCCAAACCCTGGAGACCTCGGCTGCGCTGCAGGGCCTGGCAGAGCAAACGGGGGCGAGTGCCACGGCACTGTCAGGCTTTGCGCCGGTGGCCACCATCTCGGGCACTGCCATGGATGCCATTGGCGGGAGTCTGGCCAAACTCTCCAAAGGTCTGGCTGGCGTGGATGATGAGACGGCGGGGGCCACCAAGGCGCTTCAGTTTCTGGGTGTCCGCGCCAAGGACGCGAGCGGCAACCTGCGCGATCCAGCCGAGGTCATGAACGATGTGGCCTTGAAGCTGTCCGAATTTGAGGATGGCGC